CCCTCGCCGTATAAGGGTTTCGTACTGAAAACGGAAATCCTTAAACTCCTCACCCGCGCAGAAGCGGCATTGAACGTGGAAGGCTCGGATAGAGAAAAGGTTGATGTTGATCAGAATGCACTCGATGCTCTTCGCGCAATCATCAGGCCGCAGGAGGAGGAGGCGGCCGCTGCCTAGTTTCGGCCGCTGCCTAGTTTGTATTTCGAGCCCGCCATAGTGCGGGCTCTATAATGCAAGCTCTTTTGTGTCTTCCCTTGCAATAGGGGGAGGACTCTTTGCTGTTGTTCGTCAATTGAGGAGAATACACCATGATGATTACCCGCACGTCGCTCTTAACCGGCATCACCCGCACGAAAGACATTCCGGTAACCCAAGCTCTGCTTGATCGCTGGTGGAACGGCGTCGAGCTCATTCAGGACGTCATGCCGTGGTTATCTGCCAGTGATCGCGAGTTCATTAAGACTGGCATTGTTTGGGATGAGGTATACGGGGATGAGGAGGAGGATGCATAATGTTTGAGGGTGTCGGATCCTAGACTGTCGATCATAGAGCCCCGGTTCGCCGGGGCTTTGCCTTTTCCGAGAGTGAGTGCCGTGCCGCGATTCGCGAATCGCGAATCATGATAGTCGCCTCTACGGGTGGAGGTGATCGCGCCGTGGATATCTTTAGGCAAGTCTGGTATTCCAGATTTGACTAGAAATGCCCATGGTCTATGATGTCTTCCATGGCGAGGCGCATTCCGCGCCAACTCTATCCTAGAGTTGTCTAGGATACCTTCTGAGGGTGATGCAATGTACGTGTACATGGTTTGGGGCAGCCCGACTAACTACGCTGGGGGAAAGATCAGGGAACTGGTCGGAGTGTTCTCTAGCAAAAGAGCGGCAGAGAGAGCCTCATGGGAGGCTAAACCTGAATGGGCGAACAGTGTGGCACCTCCGGGATGGGAGGTTAAGTACCGGTCGGTTTGGGTTGAAAAAGTCACTGTTAAGAGAGGGTAATACAGATGGCAATGTCACGTAAGCACTATGTGCAAATCGCAAATATGATCAGATCTAACCTCGACGTGGATCTGTATACAAACTTCGGATTGCACTACTCCTGCGGAGTATCTGCCGTTGCTAGGGATCTAGCAGAGATATTTCGGGAAGACAATCCCGCGTTCGACCGCACCAAGTTTTACATGGCGTGCGGGTTGAACGAATCGGGGTACGCTGTATGAGCATTCCAGACCTGATCTACGGACTGATTTTCTCCCCTCTCGGGGGGATAATTGCCGGAGGATTCTTTCTGTTGTTTCTATCTGCGGCGATCTGTGCCGAAAAGGAGGAATGGTGATGAAACAGGAAATATTCATTGTGTACCAAGAGGATCCGGATTCGGATCAGATCGTAGGGATCTTCAGCAACATGAAATCCGCATACGAGTGCAGGATGGCAGGCAGGAATGCGGGCCGCACTAGATGGGTTGAGGATTACTACGTGGACGACTCGTACATTCTTGAGCAGGATTTTTCTCTTGTGGATTACGAGGAGGATCACCCATGAATATCTTCTATCTGGATGAGAACCCACGGCGAGCGGCTGCTTATCAGTGCGATAAGCACGTAGTGAAAATGATCTTAGAGTCCGCACAAATGCTTTCTACTGTGCGGGGAGGTCCGTACAAGCCTACGCATGCCAAGCATCCTTGTACTCTATGGGTGCAGGAGGGGACTGGTAACTACGATTGGCTAGTGCGCCATGCAATTGCCTTGTGCGGGGAATACCGCATGAGATATGGAAGGATCCACAAGTGCGAGCCCCTCATACTTGACATGATGCTGCCTCCTGATAATCTGCCTGTCAGAGTTACTCCCCCAGCGCAGGCAATGCCGGATAAGTACAAGGATCACGATCCTGTCAAGGCATATCGCAGTTATTACTTGGGGGAAAAAATGGGTTTCGCCCGCTGGAAACTCGGTGCCCCTAGTTGGGTACGCCATCATAGACTGGTCTAGGATAGGAGTATTGCAATGCAATATAGCAATATTGATATTGATATCTCTAAGAGAGATATAGATAGCAAGCAATACTATTGCTATCTGTACAATACAGATCCCGAGGAGTACTACAGGCTGATATGGGAAGAGTTACCTGAACTCATGATGGAGGGATACGAGGATGCTACTTGATACGGTATCGACTGAGATATTCGTTAGATCACTAGCGAGGACGAGTAACCTTAGCGTAGTGTTCTTTGAAGAGGAGGACGGGCAGCCCTACACTGATCCTATCAAGCGTACTGTACATGTAGCCCGTCCACGATGGCATTGGCCCGAGTTACAGTACAATCAGTGGCTGGGTGCTGTATGCCATGAACTAGGCCATCATCGTGGCCACAATGGCGACCTGATGCAGTACTTTGTTGACCGTAAGGTGAATACCAAATCACTGTACGGTACAGTGGTGAACATCTTGCTGGACTGGATCAACGATGCCCAATGGGTGAAATATCCCGGCGCTCACCTAGCAGTGCAGGCTGTGCAGGTACACTGTGCAGAGAGGGGGATTAACTTCGCAACGGAGCCACCTAAGGACAAGCGTGCAAGGATACTCACGCAGGTGTTCTCTTGGATCTATAACAGGAGGGCAGAGACATATCAGCGTGGACTCATGCCCATTGCTACCAAATGGGAGATCATTGTTCCCCATAGTTACAGTGCATATAACTCTGATCTTGCAGACTTGCTCTTGCATCCAAGTGGAGAGAGTGTATCCTCACTGGCACGCAAGATCATCGACGAGGACTCTGATGAGGATGAGACTGAGGGCGATGGTGATGAGGGTAATCCCGGTGAAGGTGAATCCGATGGGGATGGTGGTGATGGCCAAGGTAATCCCGGTGATGAGGAGGGATCAGGAGATTCCGATACTGAGGGTGCATGGATTTCATACCGGGATCTACTCATGAAGAATCAGGATGACCATACTCACCATGGGAAACCGCATAAGGTACTTGTCAAGTACGATCATGATCCCGAGGATTCATACGTGCCCTTCGGTGATAAGTACAAAGAGATTGATCTAGGGAGCATAGTTCGATGAGTTACTTCAGAGATGATGTACTTCAGTACGCTGCCAGTGCTAACAGACTTGCCGAGGACATTGCCCGCTTGATACAGGTGGAGAGTGTCGAGGACTGGGAGTACGGTACACGTAGGGGTAGGCTGCACGGTGGCAGTCTGTACAAGGTACCGACTGGAGGGCAGGATGTATTCCGCAGGCTGAATCAACCTCTAGTTACCAATGACACAGCACTCCTGTTCCTCGGTGATGCGAGTGGCAGCATGATGGGGAATAGATTCTATGCTTTGACTGCATCCTATCTCCTGCTACACAAGGCATGCGAGAAGATCGGAGCTACCTACGAGTTCGATATGTTCAGCGAGAATAGTGTACCTACCCCGTTGCATCTTGTGTTGAAAGGATTCGATAGTACAATCACTGACGAGCAGATCATTACGAGATGCGAGTATGTTCACGAGAATCTGATGGGCAACAATGCTGATGGGGAGGCACTACTGTGGGCGTACCGTAGGCTGATGCAGAGACCCGAGAAGAACAAGGTACTTGTTGTCCTATCCGATGGCCAGCCTATGACAAGAGCGAGTGGTGATGCATCGACGCACCTACGCAAGGTGGTTGCTGCTATTGCCGAGGAGATTGATGTGTTTGGTATTGGACTCATGAATCCAAGTGTGAAGTACTTCTACCCGCAGCATGAGGTAATCACTGATCCCGCTAAGTTGCCTGATATGTTCCTTAATCTTCTGAAATCCAAAGTACTGGGAGTCTGACATGAAAGAGTTAGGTGATGATATCGCTGGCGTCCTCAAGGATCTTGAGGAGATGTTCAACCCCGCTCTACTGGAGGAAACTGTGGCAGTAGATGAGAAGCCTCTTCCTGATGGTAAGCGTATGTTCTCTTCACTGTTCGGTTGGGTACCCACTATCCCCGACTTCCCTGTATCTGTGTACAGTGAGTCTGATGCGCCCGAGTTAGATCCCTTCTGGGTGTGGCCTAAGGATGAGACTGAGGTAGCAGTGTGGGCATTGGAGAATAACATGCCAGTGCGTGCAGTGGGCATGCCCGGTGGTGGTAAGTCCGAGTTCGCACGCAATCTTGCTGCGATCACTGGCCGCGCATTCTGCCGGATCAATTTCCATGGCGAGGTATTCCTTGAGGACATCATCGGTAAGACCGATCTGGTTTCGGGTGAGACTAGGTTCACCTACGGGGATGTGCCCAAGTATGTACAGCGTCCCTGTCTCATGCTTCTGGATGAGGTGTCGGCTGCGAAGCCGGGGCTGTACATGGGATTCCTTCAGAGATTCCTTGAGGCGAAGGTAACCAAGATCCAAGCTACTGGTGAGGAGATCCCTCCGCATCCCGGTCTCTGGGTCATGGGTGCAGATAATGCGCTAGGTCTTGGCGACAATCGTGGAAAGTTCCCGACACGTAATGTGCAGGATATCTCTACGCTTAATCGTTGGCCGGTAACTGTTCATGTTAATTACATGGATACTGATCAGATGACTAACCTGATCAAGGCGCACGTTCCCGAGTTGCATGTAGGCCAGTGCGGTAAACTTGCACGATTCGGTGCATTGTGCCAGACTGCATTCATGCAGGGCGATATCCCTTTGACATTCTCTCTGCGGCAGGCCATCCCGATTGCCAAGATGGCAGTGGCATTCATGGACATGCGTAAGGCAATTCAGGTGAACTACCTGAACTCGTTCGCTGATGCTGCACACAAGGCAGCAATCGAAGGCTTCATCAACACACTCTGGACTAACTAAGTCTGATTACTAGGAGATACTGAGATGATTACTTACACTGAACTCGTTACTTCCATGACCGAGGCATACGTTCGCGGTGCCTCTCTTCAGGGTACCGTCCGCAAGTTCATCAAACAGAATGAGGCCAAGCTGCCCAATGAGACTGCGGAGGAGATCGCAACGGTGGTCACTGAGTACCGCCGTACTATCGATCAGATGATCTCTGATGATGGGCTGACTGGCCCCGATCTGAAGGCAGCCGTGAAGAAGCGCGATAACATCATCAATGATGTATCCCGTATCTGCCGGGAATTGCTGGGGCAGTCCATCGTATGCACCAGCCGCAAGAAGGGCGAGTACAGCGCCAAGTTCTGGACCCCTACTGTGCGTGAGCCTAAGCCTGTCCCCAAGGCCGAGACTAAGTGCGCCCTCCCTCATCTCCATCACGGGGTACACGTAGAGTACCCTAAGACAGATCAAGAGGTGATGGACATGCTGGCATTCTCCAAGGAAAGGTATGGATACGATGGTTGGGACCGTGTTACACTCCTGTCTAGTGGCGCTGTCCGTAGTCCCGAGGATGTTCTCGGGTACGCCACACAATGGGGTGTATCCTTTGAGGATCTGGCCAAGCACTTGCTTACCGTCCTCAAGGGAAAGTGAGGAGCTATAATAGACAGTCTAGGATAGACCATGAGATGTAGAGCATGTAATGCCATGATGGCAGTGCAATACACAAGGCGCGGTGGTTTGGAGGATCTTTGCTCCCGCTGCCGCACCTATGTGTACTATGACCTGATGATGAAAGAGGAAAGCGACTCGGCTATCATAAGCGTGGATACCGAGTCCGACCTTGATGAATTCGCAGTCTATGATCGCAATCATGAGACTCTCGGGTTCTTGGATGAAACAGAATAAGGATAACCCATGAACGATTACGAATTTGATATTTCATTTGACTACAAATCCAAGCGGCATACACTGTTCTTGGATCTAGGAGAGCAGTCCATAACTCTAACTCGTCAGGAGTTAGAAGAAATGCTGAATGCTCTAGATGAAGCGGATCTTTCTAAATGAGGTGAAAGATGAACAAAGAGGCAGATTACTACGCAATGTCTCAAACAGAAGTTGCCAAGGCGTTGGGAATCTCTCGTATCCGGGTCCAGCAACTTGAACGAAAGGCTATGGCAAAACTGCGTAGGATTATGAAAGAGCGAAATATCAGGTGGCAGGATCTCACTACCGAGGAGGAGTGATGGTTACCAAGCAAGCCTGCCCCAGATGCAGGGAAGAGGGCCGGGATAGCAGAGGAGATAACCTCTGGATATACCCGGATGGCAAAGCCTTCTGCCATGCAGGTCATGGCAAGATCCAATCGGAGCGTCCTCCAATGGAGTCAAAACTATCTGTATCCGATTGCATGGACAATGCTGCCGGGCATGATCCTGCGCGTAAGGTATCGGAGGAAGTCTGGTCGCAGTACGATATAAGATGCGAGCACGATACGCACTCCGGCAAAATTAAGCGCATTTATTATCCGTACAAGGATGAATCCGGGGTTACGTGCGGTGTAAAAATTCGCACGATGCCTAAGGGCTTCATGGTTGCTGGTAAGTTATCTGGAGTATTTGGTAAGCAGGTAGCAGCAAAGGCTACCAAGTCCGCGCTGTTCATTACTGAGGGTGAGGAGGATTGCCTAGCACTCAAGGAGATATTCAAGCCGGAGATCAAGAAGGATTCACCAGTAGTGTCCCTCCCCAATGGGGCGGGCATGGGCGATGTGGATTCTGTACTCAAGGCAGATCAGGATTTCTTCCTGAAGTTTCGCAGGGTCTATCTATGCCTTGACAACGATATTCCCGGACAGACTACTGCCAAGAAGCTGGGCGAATGGCTGATATCGCTAGGGATTGAAGTCTACATTGTGAAGGCGGAACTCAAGGATGCGAGCGAGTACCTCACCTCTGGCAGAGGGAAGGAGTACTACGATGCCATCTCTAAAACTCAGAGATACAAGCCCGAGGGCATTATCCATGGCAGTGAGATATCCGTTGCGGATCTACTTGCCAGTATCCCTGAGGGTTACGAGACTCCATTCCCCGAGCTAAATGCAAAATTACATGGAGTACGCAAAGGTGAAATCGTTACTGTCTGCGCTGGATCTGGTATTGGTAAGTCCACTCTTGTTAGGGAGATCGGTTACGATCTGGTGGTACGGCATGGCCTTACGGTATGCCATATTGCGCTTGAGGATCGTGTCCAAACAACCGCAGCCTCCTACATTGCGATGGATAATGACATACCGACTCCGCGTTTTAGGAGTGACCCAAGCTGCATACCGGCTCTCTCTATCGAAACTTCGATGGATCGAACTGTACGAAGGATGTACTTTTTTAATCACTTTGGATCAATCGATACAGCCGATTTCAAATCCAAACTGATGTACTACGCCCGCAGTGGTGTGGACTTCATAATTCTGGATCACTTGTCGATGGTGATCTCTGGATCGGATATCTCCAATGAACGAAAGGAGATCGATAAGATCATGACTGACCTCGCCAGCATGGTAGTGAATACGGGTGTCGGTCTTATCAACGTAGTCCACCTGAAGCGAAGGGAATCGCGGGAATCTGGCAAGTCCCTGAACGAGGGAGGTGCGGTATCCCTGACTGATCTGCGTGGCAGTGCTGCTCTGGAGCAATTGTCATGGTCCGTTGTTGCGATGGAGAGGGACCAGCAAGCCCTTGATGGGTCGGAGGACTACGCTTTCTTGCGTGTACTCAAGAATCGAACATGGGGCTTTACAGGGCGTGCAGGGCGTGTAAAATACGTCCATGCTACAGGGCGTCTAGTCCATGCACCTGAAGATATTGAGGGAGGATCTACGCATGACATCGACAAGGAACTCCCCGAAGTCTCCCCAGAAGTTACCCCCGAAGAGGAATCCAGTAGCGAAATACTCAAGGAACTTTCATCACTCTTCAGCGATGATTGATCGCAAGAAGAAATCCAAAAAGTATCCTGAAAAGGAGAACTACGATGTTTGAGGACGCCAAGGACTGTCTGTTTCTTGACATTGAAACGAATGTACCTGATGACAAGAAGTTTTCTGATCTCGGCCAGTTGGCAATCGATGAGATCCGTTGCGCTGTCCTCAGGATTCCTGAAGATGGTGTAAACCCTACGGCATACGGCATTGCCACTAAGCCTGAGGAGTTGATGGACCTGCTTGAGTTGCACAAGGGCAAGCCCATAGTAGGCCACAATATCTTCAGGTTTGATGCACCAGTGCTTAAGCGAATCTGGGGTATTGATCTGGTAGAAGATCGGGATGTGTACGACACACTGCTTATGTCGAAGATCTCTGAATTTAAGAGATCCTCCCATTCTTTGGATTCTTATGCTGATGAATTTCATGTCTATAAGCCTCCTCTGGAGAATGGTCTGCGGGAACTAATCCTGCGCTGCAAAGCGGATGTGAAGCTCACTGCTCGGCTGTATAACCACTTGCTCACCTCGAAAGAGGTATTTGAGATACCGGATAACCCCTACAAGGTGGAGTTCCGGGTAGCCGAGATCATTGCAAGGCAGCATGCCTACGGAGTGAACTTTGATTTCTATGAAGCTCCCAAGCTCGTAGAACATATTAAGGCAGATATGGATTTCCTTTCTATGGGCATTCACGATGAGATTGGGAATGTGCCTCTACCTGAGAACAAGAAGAAAATGCCTCCCAAGAAACAATTCAACAAGGATGGCAAGCCTTCTGCTCTCATGCAAAAGTATGTTGAAGATCACGGGTGCCGATTTGAATACGTGGAAAGAGGCAATTTCTATGTGATTGTAGATAGAAAGGGAGCGAAGAGGGCCTTACCTCTTATTTCTGCTATTGAGAATTATGGTCCCTTGGATATTGGTAGTCCGCAGGCAGTAAAGGACTACCTCCTAAGCATGGGTTGGATTCCTACTATGTGGAATCGAAAGCGCGGACCTGATGGTAAGTACGTGAATACTTCGCCTAAACTATGGGACGATAACAAGGAAGTATGCCCGAACATTGCCAAGACTCATGCTCGGGGTATTGCTAAGATATCGGAGTACTTAACTCTGAGGAATAGACTTAATGTAATCCTTGGCTGGATAGAGAATACCCGAGTACAAGAGGCTGGTCTTATCTGTTCTGATGCAGATACTCTCGGCGCTGTTACTGGGCGATTCACTCACAAGATCGTAGCCAATGTCCCGCGTGCAACAACCGAGATTGGCAAGAAGATGCGGGCATTGTTCCGTCCCTCGCCCAGCAAGGTGATGGTAGGATGGGATGCCTCCTCTCTTGAAGCCAGAATGGAGGCGCACTATACCCATCCCTTCGATGGTGGAGAGTACGCTAAGGAACTGCTGGAAGGCGATATCCATACCAAGAATCAGGCTGCGCTTTCTCTTGCGACTAGGGACAAGGCAAAGACTTGGAAGTACGCTGTGACCTACGGAGCTAGCCCTAAGAAGCTGGCCAGTACTTTTGGATGGACCCAGCATGAGGCAGAGATCGCCTACCAGAAATTCTGGGATGCTAACCCTGCACTCAGGGCTCTTGCTGCCAAGGTGCAGACATCAGGCGAGAAAGGCTGGATTCGCGGTCTGGATGGGAGACCTATCCCTGTGGATTCTAAGCACAGTGCCTTGAATCGATTGCTTCAGTCCGCTGGCGCAATCACTATGAAGTATGCTATGGTTATCGCAGATAGAGAAATTCGCAGGGAAGGTATATCAGCACAAGGACTTATTCGTTATCATGATGAAGAGCAATGGGAGGCATCTTTCTATGAAGCTGACAGGGTAGGTAAGATTGGTGTTGAATCCATTCGTAAAGCTGGTCGTTACTTGAAGTTGAATGTCCCCCTTGACGGGGAATACAAAGTCGGTTCTAATTGGTCTGAAACTCACTAGGAGATTGATATGAACATTGTAAATGGTACGGTAGAGAAAGTGGCCCGCAATGGCGGCATCATGGTTAATGGCGAGTGGTACTCCTCCTTCAAGGGCAAGGATACTACTGCTAAGGGTGTTGGTCCGGGCACTGCGGTCTCCTTCCAGTGGACCCCTGATACCAAGGGCCTTGGCTACAAGAATATCAAGATGCTTACGGTGACGGGTGGCGCAGCAGAAGCTCCTGCTGTTGCCGCAGTAATGACTCCTCGCAGCAGCAATATGAATCTGGGAGTGGAACTCGGCCATGCATCCAAACTGGCAATGGATATGATCCTGACCCAGTATGTGAAGGAGCCTTCAACCATCGGTGATGAGGAGTTCTTCAAGAAGTGGATCATGTACACCGACAAAGTGTACAAGGCGATGGCTGCTCTTCGCAGGGCCAAGGACAAGCCCGCTGAAGAGCCCAAGAAGGTCGAGCCTATCCTTGCAACGGGTGACGATGAGCCCTTCTGAGGTATACTAGGATGTATGAGCTAACTCGTATCCTGCTTGACGCGGACTCTCTGTTGTATCGCTGTGGCTTTGCAGCAGAGGGTGAGGAAGTTTCGCACGCACTGCACAATCTGAAGAGCCAGATTGAGAAGATCAAGGACTACCTGCATTGCGATAACATGGATATTTATATCAAAGGGAAAGGTAACTTCAGGAATGAGTTGGCTCAGACTACCGTGTACAAGGGTACACGGGCATCAGCGATACCCACGCATTATCGCGCTCTAAAGGACTATATCATTGGAGTCCACGGAGCAAAGGAAGTGGATGGCATGGAAGCTGACGATGCTGTTTCAGTAGAACTCTGGAAGAACAGAGATCCTGCTTCTGGAGTTGTACTGGCAGCAATGGACAAAGACCTGTGGAATACACCGGGATGGCACTTCAATTATGATCCAAGAAAGTGGAAGCTCGAATATATTACCATTCAGGAAGCTAACAGGAACTTCCTGCACCAACTCCTCTCAGGGGACAGAACGGATAATGTCCCCGGACTGCCATATTTTGGCACTATGGTTGAAACTGTATACGGAATTAGAGGAAGAGTCGGAGAGAAAAAAGCGCAGTACTTTATTGAAGGTTGTAACAACAAGCAAGCTATAACCCGTATATGGGAAGCCTATAAATGGTACGGAGAGGAGCAGGGCTGGGAGGAAAGCGTAAGTCGCGAGTACTTCCTAGAGCAAGGAAGGCTGCTGTGGATGACAAGAGAGTTAAACGAAGACGGGACACCAGTTCTGTGGGAACCTCCGAGCTTTCTCTGGCATCCCGAGACATCAAATCCTACCGAGAGCAACAATTGCTTGCTCAGGGAGGAATATGCCCACTCTGCAATAGAGTGATTCAGAGTGAGGAAGCTGCTCTTGACCACTGCCACAAGACTGGTAATCTCCGTAGAGTCCTTCATCGTTGGTGCAATTCTGTCCTTGGTCGTATTGAGAATTGGGCATCTCGTAGCGGAACAGATAAGGTAGAATTCTTAAAGGCTGTGGTAAGATACATAGAGCATCCGCAGACTGATATAAAGCATCCCACTCACGGGAAGAAGCGCAGAAGGAGAAGGAAATGAAAGTCTACGTAGTCGAATCAAAGGACTCTATCTTCTGGTCAGAACGCAAAATGGATGCTACATATAAGCACATAC